TTGTAAGCAAACAGGTTAGCGTTCTTCAGGGCGATGGTGTACAATCTGAATGTATCCATTCCGCAGAAGATAGTGATATCATCCTTTGCAACAACCTTTGCAGGTATTGCAGTGTATATTGCATCAAATACGCTGATTACGTTTGCAACTGTGATTGAGGCAATCGGACCACCTGAAATGTAAGTAGATGTATTTGCATTAGTTACCGCAGTAGATGCAGCAGTAATCAACTTCAGCAAACCATCAAACTTATTCAAGTTACCATTTGCAGAAGCAGTATCACCTCGCCACAGCGCAATCTCCATTTGCTCGGCAACTTTTTCAGCTTTGCGATTTGCAAACTGCTCTGCGAAAATCATGTCAGAATAACGACTTCCAGCTGGAAGTGCATTTTGCAAAAATGTTCTCTCCAAATCTTTCAAACAAAGTGCCTCGTTAATTTTGATTTTACCCACAGTTACAGCCCTTTGTGTGAAAGTGGTAGTACCTGAAGCATTAAAACCGCAGTTAGTGCCTGACTGAAAAAATGCGTCAGTGTCCATGATTGTAATGTTTTCTGCGGATTTCACATTTACCAAAACATTACCTTGTGCCTTAATAAGTGTCGCAGTCTTGCTACCGAGTACGGAAGATGTAACAAGGTCGTTCCAGTTGTCTTTGGTATAGTTCGCCAAAGTTGATACGTCAAAAGCCATAATTATTATTTTTTATTTGTTATTAAAAGTGATGCTACTATTTAAGATTTTTCGCCATGTCTAAAAACTTATCAATCTTACTTTGCTTGCTTTCTACAAACTTGTAAGATTTGTCTGCTGCTGGTAATGGGTCAACTGAAGGAGTATTGCAAAGACCAACAACTACATCAGTAAGCTGCGTAATTGCTGAAGAAAACTTTGCTGATTGTGCAACTGCTGCACCTTCAACCTCTGAAAACTTTGCTTTCATTGCAGAAAGTTCAGCTTCCATTTCGGCTATCTTCTTCTTCATCATTTCTTTTTCCTCGTCAACCTTTGCTTCCACTTCCACTTCAACGGATGGTGCTGCTTCGGGTACAGATACGCTGGTAATTATTCCAGCCTCGTCTACTACGATTTTGCTACCATCAGCTAACTCATGTTCGCCAACAGGTGCAGGAGATAGGCTACCATCTTCACCGATTACCTCAACTTTACCGCCTACTTCCAACTTGTCTATGTTTACTTTTGTACCGCCCATCAGGACATATTCAGCCAATGCCAAGCCGGGTGCTACCGCTGGCAGTTCGCCTGCTTCGGCAAACATGGCTTTGATTTTGTTTAGTGCTTCAACAGCTGTCATATATAAATATTTATACTAATTAGTAACCAGTAAGGATATAGGCAAAATAGAAACCCCACCCGTAGAGACGGGCAGGGTAAACCTACTGTACACAAAACAGAAAAAGACTAAACCGATTGCAGGATAGCAATAATGTCTTTCATCATCTGCTCTTCCTTACTCACCTTTTTCTTGTAAATAAAATCACCTTCAACGCTAAACCCTAACACCTCACCCCTTTTAACTTTCGCCCACGTTTCATCATCATAAACTTTGTAAGAAGCAAACCAGCTACCTTCAGGCACGTCATCAAAACCTTTTAAAGCCCTTACACCACGCTTACTATCCTTTAGCCATGATTCAAACATGGTGATGCCTTCAAGCTGTTGTCCGCTGTCATGCATTAGGTTAACATTATTTTGATAACCTTTACTGAAAAACTTTTGTACTATTTCGGCTATCGTTTCAGCTGTGAAAACTACATAGTATTCCTGTACCCCATCATTGCGATAAATAGGAGTATCTGCCAACATCAGAACGCCTGAAATAATACGCTGTTCTTCGTCATCAATTTGGAAACGTTGCCTATCTATTTGCTTTAGCTTTCTGATTGCCCATTCAATCCCTGCATCACCACCCCAAGAATCCCACATAAGACCGCCACAGCCTTCATCATATGGCACATCTTTATTTTGCTGATGCCTTTTAAATGATGCCATTCGGGCTATCGTTTCCCTCGTCAGATTTTCTTTATTTGCTATTTGGTTAGCCCTTGCTTTCCCAGTAGCCTCACCACAGCTTCCCCACCCGTTTTCATCTGCCCATTTTAAAGCACGCTTTGCATTGTTAACCGCTGCTTCCGGGTAATCATTCCAGCTATCTTCTGCAAACTTTAAAAAGTTACGCTGTACAGCAGGTCTGTCCACTAAAGCTACAAAGTCAACTTCTGCGCTGCCATTTATGTCATCTATTTGTAATTCGTAAATCGGTAATTCCTTTTCCATGTCTTTAGTTTAGCCGAGCCTTGCCGCTCTTGTTATTCTTATAAGTCTTTCCTGATTGTTGTTAATATCTGATTCCAAAACGTATGCCCTATTTGTTGCGCTACCCATTCGGTTAATCGTTTGGTTGTCTAATTGGGTAACTGTTGGTGCTGCTGCCTGTGGCGTGATTGGTGCAGCCCCTGTGTTTACAGAAGGTACTGCTGCGCCTGCGCTACCTTGTCCGGGTATCTTTACAGCTGCTATTTTCTTGATGTTTGCAATACCTGCCGCTGCTGCTATGGCTGCGTTTATAGGTGCAAGGATTGTGCCGATAAAAGGCACTTCCAAACCTCTTTGGTATGCAAGGACTGCGCTGTTAATTGTGTTTATAGTTGCACTCGCAATAGCTAACGCCTTTCCTGCTGCTGTCTGTTCACCGATGATATTAGCAAGGTTGCCGAGCGCATCCGCTGCCGCTGTTGCCGCATCCATTCGGGCTTGTTTCTCGTCTAAGTCAATCTGTACCCGTGCTTCGCTTAATACCTTGTATTTATCGTTGTATTCCTGCTGACTGATTAGGTTATTATCCAGCGATTGTTTTAAAAGTGCTTCTTCTTGGTCATAGGCTGAACGCTTTAAATCAAATTCACGTTCTGTATTTTCTTTTAGCTTTTCTGCTTCTTCCGTTGTATCACTCATTGTAGATACTACATAGACAAGACCTGCAAGTAATAAACTTATACCACCTGTAGCCATCGCAGTTGCACCACTTATCTCATAACCCATTACCGTTGCAGTCTTACCTGCTAATGCTTGATAGGTTGATAATAATTGAGTTTTTAAAATACCCTCTCCTGTTGCAAGGTTAGCCAACTCTTGAACACCTTGTAAAATTGCCATGGCACTTTGTACCTTTAGCAATGTTTTCTCAAGTTCTTTGTTTTCAGAGCCAAGCAAACCCATAACACCAGTAACAACTGATGTAGCCGCCGCAAGACCTTTAAAGGCCTCAACAACTGTATCTATTCTTTTTGTGTCAGAAGATAGTGCCTTAATCTTTTGTTGTACGTCACCTAAGTTATCGGTTAACTCTGCCGCCCTCATCGTGGCCGCCCTCATCTCCTTTTCTCCTAACGTGCCACTCGCAATCTGTGCTTTTAATTCTCTTAATTCAGCCTTTAATGACTTTATTTGTTCGCCACCTTTCTTAGCCTCATTGGTAAACTCACCTAACTGCTTGGCCGCATTAGATATAACTTCCTTCTTTATATCCTCCGTAACACCATTGAATGACTTTTGAAAGTCACTAAACTCATTCGATGTCTGTGCAACGGTCTGATTGAACTTCTGTTGTTCCGCATTTATTTGGGCTATCTTCTTTGCATCTTCATCGGTAATCTTACCCATCAATGCAAGTTGCTTAATCGCAGGTTCTAAACCAGTAGTGTCGGCCGTGAACTTTATAATTACATTTTCCAACTCTGTTACTTCTTGCGTTGGTTCTGTTGTATAATGGCTCTACGCGCTTCGTTCGCATAGAAAAAGAAATCGTACAATGTTAGTGAATTTATTTGATAAGTCGGCGGTAAAAATTTCAGCACCGATAGCTTTAATCGTTCTCTGCCCTCAATTCCAGCTCTAACATCAGCAATGAATGAGCTGCCTGCTGTAGTTTCTCGATTTCTTCCACCACCATTAAATAAGTCACCGAAGTTTCGCCGTATTCCTTTAAAAACGGAATCAATCTCCTCATAGGCTGAGACAAAAAAAAAGCATCTGCGCCGTTATCCTTCCAATTCTGTATCTTACTTTCATTGTACTTAGTATCGTACGATAATGGATTTTCATTCTCATCTATAAAGGCAATGGATGCAATCTTATAAATAATATCCTTACTTACTAAGTAGTTTAGTCTTTCACTTAATCGGTTATTGTGCACTGCCACCTTACCAATGTCAATCTTTGTTTGAGATAGTAGACCA